GCAACTCGCGCTCATGGCGCCGGGTGACGTGCAAGATCTGATGCAAGAGGAGTCGATGGACGTCCAGGACGTGGAGGATGGGCACCTCGTCAAGTACATCGAAGCCTGCATCGAAGAATCCTTCAAAAACAGCGAAGACCGGCGCAAGAAAGATCAAGTCCTCTGGAAGGCGCATGAATCTGAAATGCAGGAAATGCAGGATAAGGAGGATTGGCAAAGCCGAATCATCATCAATAAGCCGTTCGCCACCTGTATTCATGCGAAATCGCTCGTGAAACGCGGCCTGCTCGATAAACCCCGCTATTTTAGCTTCCAAGACGTTGATACGCGCAATCAGACCAAGAGCATGCTGTCGTCGTTCTGGGAGAAAAACCTTCGTTATTGGCTTGATACCGACGACGCCTATCTCCCAAGCACGATGGGCGATGCAGCCGAAATGGGCTTTGCGATCGGCCAGTCGATGGTCACGAAGGTGGGATGGGACACCGACGAAAACGGGATTTCGAAGCTCACGCTGAACAACTTTCCGTATTGGCATACCTATCCGGACCCGGATCGAGCCCCCAGAAAACCCTGGTCCGGCCTCTATAACGTGCATGAGGCATGGGTTGACTACTTCGCACTCAAAGACAAGGAACTCCAAGGCATCTACCAGAACGTGAGTCTCATCAAGTCTGGACGCTCCGGACGGGACGGCTCAGGCTTTCGCGTGCGCGAAGAGGACGACGATACCGAACGACGGAAACGGAAGACGCAGCAGCGCAACCCCTATCGGAACGCCGTGCTCGTGCAAGAGTTTTGGGGTACGATCCTGGATGACAACGGCGAGGTCGTCATGCGGAACGCGACCTTTACCGTGGCGAACGGCATCGTCATTCGGGCGCCTCGGCCGAATCCCTACCGCCGTCTTCGCTGGCCCTGGGTCGATTTCTCTCCCTTGCCCCATCCGATCAACGACCATGGCTACGGCCTCTATGAGTCCTCGCTCTCACTCTGGAAGTTCGAGAACAATCTGTTGAACCTCTACATCGATAACGAGAACTGGCGCATTAACAACATGTATGAGGTCGATCTCTCGAAGCTCAACGATCCCAACGATCTCGAAGTCTATCCCCTGAAGCTCTGGCTCAAGAAGCGTGGGATTGAAGGGGCGGCCATTACGCCGATCCTGAAGGGGGAATCCAATATCGCCGATGTCCAATTCATGATGGGCTTGATCCAACAGCATTGGGAGAACGGCACCTTCCTGAATGAAATCAGCAAGGGCGAAGTGGGCGATGGGCAGAAGAAGACGGCCACGGAAATCAACTTGAAGCTGCAGCAATCCATGGGCGTGTTCGATTCGATCGGCCGTGATGTGGAGCGCGGGATTGAACAGACCATTTGGGCCTGTCTCCAAGTCCTGATCACCTACCATGACGTGTTCGACCGTCCGGGCTTCCAAGATATCTTTGCGGATGATCCGGTGTGGATGACCCTCATGGAGGCAGGGGTCCTGCATCCGGAGGAACGGATCAAGGCCCTCGATTTGGACAGTCAAGTCCGCGTCAAAGGCGTCTCTCGGCTGTTCAAGCAGAGCGATGAATTGAACCGGATCAAGGAGCTCGTCGGCTTTGCGGCGGCATTTCCCCCGGCCGCGCAGTACATCAAGCCCTACGAGACCACGCGCAAGTTCGGCGAGGAACTGAACCAGGATGAACTGGTCCTGGATGAACAAGAACTGATTGCCAAAGAGCGGCGCGATAAAGCGATGATGATTCAGAACGCGATCGGCAGTGCCCTCGCGGCGGCTGATGGCGAAACTCCACAAGGCCAACCCTCACAAGGAGCCCAGCAACCAGCATGACCAACCACGCGCAAGCCGTCATCGATCAAGCCGCACACCAGACCGCTCAGATTATCGACGGGTCAAAGCTGAATCTGGCCTTCAAGACCGATTCGGGTAAGGTTATTCTCGACTCCATGATTCAGGCCGTGGCCACGCACTTAGATGACTTGGTGCATGAGCCCATGAGCGACGAAGAGGTCTTGAAGCGTGTCTATCAGATGCGCGGCATTCTCCAAGTCTTGGACGGGATGGGGGATGCCATTAAGGCGGCGATTCGGGCCGTGTCCCGCAATGCCGTGAGTGTGAAACTACGCGGACGCACCGCACTACCACAGGAGGATGTATGAAAGAGCACGACGACAAGCGCGATATGGGCGGCAATCGGGGGTCGGATTTCGGCATGGGCAAGCTCACGCACAGTCAGGGGGAGTGCAGCGAATCTGATCTCAAGCAAGGCTACAAGCATCTCGGCAAGCCGTCGCTCAAAGAGAGCGGCAAGGTCCGATAACTTGCAACCTAACGCGCCATTCAGGCATAGGCTACTCAGATGACGATCAAACTCCCCGCATTCGCCGAAGAAGAATTGAAGGAGTTTTTAGCCAAAGGGAAGGCAGGTTCGATCACCTTCCATTTTGACGGTCAGGCGATTCGGCAGACCGAAACGAAGATTGTGCGACGCGACGCGAGTGCCGTGAAGTAAGGACAGCGGCTACCTGAACATCAGACGCCGTGTTGATGCGTTCCCCGCGGAACCATTGGCACGGCGTTTTTTATTGGGTTCACCACGGAGGGCCATATGAAGAGCGTGAAGGGCGAATCAGACTACGGCGATTCCGGGGGAGCCGTCATGGAAGGGGGTCTCGGCGAAGGCGTGGAGTCTCCTGGAGGCCATGATATTGCGGAGATGGGCTACAAGTGCGAGGCGAAGTTTCCATTGACCGGAGCGTTCTGGACGCGAGACCCACAGAGCGGCCAGGCCTAGCCGGTCCCGACATAACCCGATCGGCCCTGGACCCGGTTCATTCCGGCCTCTCCACGGACGATCACACGAAGGGAGTTCCCATGCTGAAGGACCGATCATTCTATCTCGTTGGCGCACAACCCAAGGACCCCGATGAGGGCCTCTCCGAGGGCGAGGACCACGAAGATAGCGTTGCCGGGCAGATGCAGCAATCGCGTGCCGGGAAGTCGGACGAAGACCTCTCCGACGTCGACGAGGAAATCCTGGAAGGGATGGACAAGGACGACGAGGACGAGGGCGGGAAAGCCGACGACCAGGAGGACGAAGTACGGCAGGCCAAGGACGACCTCGACGAGGAGGAAGAAACCTACCGGAAGCGATTCGCCGATACCAAGGCGGATCGCGACGAGAAGATCAAGCAGCTCCGGGAGATGATGGCGGAAAACGCCAAGCTCAAGGCGCTGAGTACGCTGGAATCTGATGTCAACGAAGAAGAGCTCGCCCGGCAGATCCAGGAGGGCATCTACGCGGACATCAGCGCGATCCACGAAAAGGACCCGAATAAGGCCAGGAAGGCCGCCTATGACGTGGTGGGCCGACATATCGCCAAGGCCACGAAGCAAGCGGTGGATCTGGCGCTGAAAACGGTCAAAGGCTCGGTGGAACGCGAGCGGCAGCAGGTCGAGCAACAGACCGAAGCCGCGAATCGGGCCACCAAGATGGCGAAGATTGCATTGAAAGAGAACGGCCTCGATCCGGACAAGCATTTCGGCATGTTCCAAAAAGAGGTCGATCGGCAGATGGAGGAAGACCCGGATTGGTTTCAGGCTATTCCGCCGAATCAGCATTACGTGCGGTTAGTCGACCGGGTGAAAGAACGGATGGCGTCGAACAAAAAGGCCAACGACGACCATCAGCGTGAAGCGAGAGGCCAAGTCAACAGCGGAGCACGAGTGTCAACACGGCAACCCCAAGACGACCAACAGGACGACGACGGAGCGGACTCGCTCAAAGGTGCAATGGCGCTCGCCCGGAAGGCGAGCCTGTTGCGATCGAAGCGCATGTTTAGCCTGGCGGCACGTCGGTAAGGGTCGCGGGGGATGCTCACATAGGGAGGATCGACCATGAAGTGGGTACCTGATATGCCAAGCGGAGTGCTGCGAAACCGGGCGCTGTCCCGGAAGCTACGCTATGCGAGCATCGCCCAGACCAAAGGCTTGCAGTTCGTTGAACCGGTGGACGGTTTCGGCCGACACCAGGGCGATACCGTCACCATTCCTAGGGTGCGGAACATCAGCCAACCGACCAGCTCGGTGCTGGGACGGAACCAAAAGATTCCGATCGATCGGGTGTCGCTCTCCACGACCTCGATTACCGTCAGCAAGTACGGCCGCGGCGTCGAATACGACGAAGAGACCGAATTGTTGAGCTATTTCAATCCGAAAGATTATATCCAGCGGTCGCTCATGAAGGTGATGAAACAGGCGATCGATGGAGTCGTCTTCACGACGTTTAAGAGCTGTCAAATCAAGTGGGCGCCGACGAGCTCCAATACGGCGACGGTGACGACGAACGGGACGCCGGCCACGGCCACGGCGAATTATGGCGTGTGGCATGCCAAGCAGATCCGGGACTACATGGCCTCAACGATCCACTGCGATCCGTATGAGGGTGACGACTGGATTGCGCTGGCAGCCACCAAGGCGCTACGCGGC